ACCGCACTTCTGCGTTGCCTGACATGAGTCTCGCCATCTCGCCAAGTTCAACCTCTGACATTACAGATTCATCTTGTCGCATCTCGTCTGTAATTTCGCCGTATTGCGTGACTCCTTCAATACCGTAAACCGCTTTTATCTTTTGGCTCGACAAGGCGGCGATTTTGTAGTCCATTATCCGCTTTTCGATATTGAAAACAGGTGTCGGAACATTGCCCTTTACGGTGTCACCCCATTGGAATCCGTTGATGTAGTTCTCGTTTTCCGAAATCCGATTGTAGTAATTGATTTTCTGATTGTAGTTATAGGCATCTTTAAATCGCCTATGTGCTATCGTTTCGATAGGTAAATCCATTCCATCACCTCTTTTCAAATAATAAAAAAGCGTTCCTACAGTAAAGAACGCCTGTTCTACCCCTTAAATCGCCCTGTAGAGCGACTTTTATAGCTTGGTCGATACTTTATACCTTTACACCAGTTCCCTTCGCCTGCGGGTCACCATCGTACATGAGCATACTGCGTAATGCATCGTCTAAAGAGTTTTCCTCTTTCTTGGCTTCTGCTTTGTCTACTACCTTTTGTACCGTTTCCGTAACCGTTTTTATCGGTTCAAGTTTCGGCTGTTTGTCCTCTCGGACAGCATGACCGAATTTGAATCCGATAGAAAAGGCAACGACACAGGCAAGGAACACAAGCAAGCCGTATATGTAAGCTGTTAGCATTTCACCCCTCCTTAATAATTCATAAACCCCTTTGATACCTTGATATTCGTCAACTGGCTGATAATTGATTTTGGCTGTTGCAGTATTGTAAAGTCTGGCTTCGGTTTCGGTGGTGCAACACCTTCCGCAACAAAGTCCTTTAAGCGTACAAGTGCTTGCGTTGTCATATCAACCATATCGTCTTTACTGGATTTTGGAAATCGCGTCATTTGGTCTAAATAATCTTCCACCCACGGTGCATTTTTCGGCAACCATACATTTCCTGCCATTACGAAAGGCTGAATAGCATATGCTCTCGATTCCTTGCTCCCCAATGGCTCGACAGGAACAATCCCCATTATCTCTTGCCGTAATGTACTGATAATGGCTGAACCGTTTGCCTTGTCCTCTATCAGAACCATGTTCGCCTCGGCATATTTCTTCTTCATCAGTCGGATAACTTCCAATGTACGAACAAAGTCCATTCGCTCGTTGATTAAATCCAACAGATAGACATTCGCACCGCTTTTGCCCCATACGCCGATTGCAACAAAGTCGCTTGTTTTCGTGTCCTTGAAAGCAGCATCAACAGAGATAATCGTCTGGTACATGGTCGGCAAGTCGGTATAGAACTTAAACCAATCACGCTTAAAGATGTTACCACCTTGTACGGAAGGTCTGCCTTGGTACATAGCGTTCCAGGCATCTAAACCCTCGCTTGCTATGTAGGAGGCTTTCATTTGGTCTTTCCATGCTGTGCCTTTACCGATTTCGGGGAACAGTCCCTCCCCTTTTTTCCTGCCTAATATATCGTTGTCCTCTGCTTCGCATGGGATGTTGATATGGACAACGTTCTTTTCTGTTTTAAGTATCTGCCCGGCAAGGTCGTCCTCATGCCATCTTGTCATTATGAGTATAACTTTTGCACCACCCGCAAGTCTTGTCTTTACAGACGACATCCATTCTTGCCATATCTTCTCTCTTGTGACAGCGGAATACGCTTCTTCACGGGTTCGTACGGGGTCGTCTATAATAAGCAAGTGTGCCGGATTTCCCGTAACGCCAGCCATAATACCCCTTGTTATCATTCTTCCTTTTCGCCCGTCAAGTTCAAAGTCGTCGTTTGCTGATTTTGTCTTGCTAATACTAATATCGAAGAAGATTTTTCCGAAGGTTTCTATTTTCTCTTTGTTTCGTCTGCCGAATCGCTGTGCCAGATCGTCACCGTACGCCAAGACGATAACGGATTTGTCGGGGTTCTTGCCTAAATACCACGAAGGTAAGGTTTCCGTTACGCTCAAAGATTTTCCGTGTTGTGGCGGGATACTCAAAACCATTATATCGTAAGCGTTGCCTGTTTCTTTCGTGATAAACTCTTGTATCTGATTGCATATATATACAAGGTGTTTGCCACGTTTCCAATCTGCATCTTTGTTGGCGGAAGTGTTTACAATCTCCACATATTTCAGATAGCTTTCGTTGACAGCTTTTCGTCCTGCCAGCTTCAACGCTAATTTCTTCTTCTTTAGTCGCTCGTTATCTTTTGTATCTTGTGCCACGGTTTATCACCTACTATCTGATAGGGGATTTCATGCTTCTCACAAAACGCTATCTCCCGCCTACATCCCCTACTCTCTTTCCAATCTCCAAACACCCACATCTCGTCGCAGAATCCAAGTAGTTTCAAGCAGTATTTCATCCCGTGGTCGTAGTCCAAACAATCGTAAAGGAATCCAGAAGCGTGAACAGGCGACAAAAAGACCGTGTCTTTGTGTAACACGGCCAGAGTCTTGACGATTTCCTCTATCTTCTGTTTATTTTCCTCTTTGCCCCCGTAAGGATGGGATATATAAACGAGAACAGACATATTACTCTCCTTTACTGACTATCTCGCCGGCACAAGCAACATAACCAATCGCATCAATATAATTATCCATGTTGACTTTTCCGCTTGTGATTCTGCCAAATTTCATAAGAGCCATTAAAATAGCCACATCTTCCGCATCTAAAGCGGGTTCAATTCTTCCGTTCAAGTAAACATTCCAATAATCTGCAATAATAGAGAAGTTATTCTCTGGCGAACCGTATGAATCTTGCCTATCCCTGCAAATACATTGTTCCGCTTCTGTTAATATCTGTTTTCTGTCCATAATTCTCCACCATTACAGTTTCGCCCACATTCTTTTGCGTGTTCCGTCCATGTAAATGACTGGATTTTCCTTGCTTGTAGGCTTAAATTCGTAAACTTCTCCGTATCCACCATAATTCAGCGTTGCCCCCGTATTGACAAACAGCTTATCCACCATTGCAACAGAAGAATTCGGATAATCTACCCGATAAAATGCCTGTTTCATAATGACAGGCAAGTGTGTATGCGAATGAATGTATATGTCAGCATCCACAATAGATGCCATATCCGCTAACCGAATGACTTTTGCTCCTTCTTTTCTTCCACCACCGCTACCGTGGTTGGCATATATGGTATAAAGACACCTACGCTGTCTGTCGTTTCTGCCGAATCGCAAAAAGATAAGTGCCGCCGACTTGGAGAATCGGTCATAAAGTCCGATCTGTCTTGCCACTATCTCCATGAGGTCAATTCCCTCTTTTTGGTAAGTTCTTCGCTCATGGTTTCCGCTAGTGATAGCAAGAATTTTATCCTTTAACGGCTCAAACATCTCTACCGCTGTCTGGATCTGTTGCATCGGTGGAATGTCCTCCGCATAAGAGTCTGATACAGAGGTCTTGGTTGCGTTGTTTAGAAGGTCGCCATTAATAATGATATAGGCATTGTCCTTCTCTGCCACTTCTCGCAACCTCTGCTTTATCAGTTCGTGGTCTGTGTGGCAATCACCAAGGTGTAAATCTGCAAATGTATGTAATTCGATCTGATTTAATGATTCCGATAAGTCTATTTTGATTGTCTGCATATGCTTCTCCTGTCTTTATTCCAGACTCGCCCACCCCAGAGTCTCACATTGGAATATGTTTTTGTCCCCACTGTGACCTAATTGGCAAAGGCAGAAGGATTTGAACCTCCATCAACGGTTTTGGAGACCGCTGTTTTGCCGTTAAACTATGCCTTTATGTCGGTGATTGTGGCAAGGACACCGAAAAACCCATGTTGGCTTCGCTTACCAACTCGATACAGCCTTGGTTGTGGCGGATGGATTTGAACCACCGGCCAGGGCTTTATCAGAACCCCACTCTAACCACTGAGTTACGCCACAATGTAGACGGGTGACCAACCCGCCTGTTGAAGAAAGATAATGATTCTCCTAATGCTGGTGGAGTCGATGGGAGTTGAACCCATGTTTGCAGAAAACAGTCCTTTTTAGGAATGTTTCAAGCACTCGCCCGACAACCCCATAGAAAAGGACCCCGCCAGGAGAGTAGCGAAGTCCTTAAAGGAGGAAGTTTGTTGATTTTTCTGACACTACCACATTATCACAAATAAAACGGACAAACCGGACAA